TCAAATTACCAATATTTCAAAAGCAGCAAAAGATGCTTCTACTGTTCTTGGTAGAGATCTTACTGATTCTTTTAATCGTTTAGTACGAGGTATTACAAAAGCAGAGCCAGAATTACTAGATGAACTGGGTATTATTCTTCGTCTTGAAACAGCAACACAAAACTATGCGGATGCTCTAGGTAGAAATAGAGAAAGTTTGACTGCCTTTGAAAGAAGCCAAGCAGTTGCAAATGAAGTATTAACTCAGGCCGAAGAAAAGTATGGAAAAGTATTAGCGGTAACTGGCGGTGGTACAAATCAGTTTGCACAACTTTCCACCGCATTTGAAGATATTGTAAATAACCTAAGAAGTTTTGCAGTAGACTTTTTGTCCCCGATTGCTACCACTTTACAAAAAATGCCAGAACTTATTATACTTGCCTTTGCTCCTTTTGCAGCTCAAGTACTTCAAACAGCATTGCCTGGGCTTGAAAAAGTTGGGGGTGCTTTGGATAAGATGGCATTAAAAGCAGAAGGCGCAGGAGAAAAAGCTCAAAAATCTTTAAAGAAAGCTTTGGGAAGTGATGAACAAGTTAAACAATCTGCAGTTCTACAACAAACTCTTAAACGAGAAGTACAAGAAAACGCAAAAACAAGATTAAAAGATGTACAAGCAAATAAAAATAGTCTTCTTCAAAAGTTAAAAGATGGCAAACAGCTGTCTAATGCTCAAATTGTACAAGTTCGTAAAAATCTACAAAACGAAGCCCGTGGGTATAAAATAAAAGATAAGATAATTAAAGGTAGTTTACATAGAACTCTAAATGAGATGGAGCGTGCGAATAAACTAGCTACAAAAAAGATGGAAGGCCACTTTAGAGTTATGGCAGTTGCTATACAAGGTACTTTTGCAACTATTAAAACTAAGGCGGCTACTTTATTTGCAGGACTAGTTCGAGGTGCTCAAATGGCAGGGGCAGGAATTTCTTTTGCTCTGAGTGCCATTTCTTGGATTAGTTTAATAGTTAGTTTAGGCGCTCTTGCTGTATCTTTCTTTCGGTCAGGAAAGGAAGCTGAAGATGCGGGGCCTAAGTATGATTACTTAGAAAGTAAAGTGGAAAGTCTCACAGCAGAAACTGATGAATTTATTCAAGTTCAAAATATTTTAAACGATACTTTTGATCTTGGAAATAAAGCAATAGAAGCATATGGAAAAAGACTCTCAAATGTATCCGATGTAGCTTTAAAAGAAGGGTTGAATATAGATGAACTTAATCAAATAAGTAGTACTCTTAGGGGTCTACGTGAAGATGCCACGGCAGAAGTAGCTAAATTAAAAAAGGTTATGCCTCAAGGAGGTGACGATTTTAATTTTATGAATGCATTTGCAATGGGTCTTGCAGGTACTGGAGGAGGAAATTTTGCAACCGGAGCAGCAGTAATTCAGGATCAAACGCAAAAACAAATAGATTATGCAGATGCAGTTAAAAACTCTACAATGACTTTAGAGGAGTACTTGGAAGCTAAAGACGGAGAACTAACAGCAACTGAAAATAGTTTAACGATACTAATGGATGATAAAAAAGCTTTAGAAGGTATTACGAACGCTCGATTTAAAACAAGTAGCGTTGTACAACAGTATGGAGCTACATTAGAAAAAGTCAATAAGGGCGAAGAAGTAAATATAGATACTTTAATAAAGCAAAGAACTGAAGTACAAGCTTTAGCACATTCTATAAGTGAATTAACCCGACTACAAGCAGAAAACTCTAGAGCTATTGCTGCCGCAGAAGCTAGAGTTCTTCCATTGAATGAGTATGATACACTTTTAGTAAATATGAATCACGAGCTGGGGCTTTTAAGAGAGATTGCCGACCAATATGAAGCAGGGGGAGGCGACCCTCTAACTAAAGCGGATGAAAAAAGACTAGCCTTTTTAGAAAAACGAAAAAGTCTTATAGAAAGTTTAGCAAATCTTGAAAATAAAGTAGCTGTAAATAATTTAGCTGTTGATACTGCTTTGATAAAAGCATCTCGAGGTAAAACTAAACTTATACGAAACTCACTAAAAATAGAGTCAGATATAGTAAAAAGTAAAATCAAAGAATTTGAATTAACAGAAAAAATTCGACAAGCAAATCAGTTAATTGGTGAAGATGCCGGAGCTCTAGCAGAAGCACAAAAAATTGAAGCAGAAGGGGGCGCTTTAAGTATTCAACAACAAAAGCTTCTCGATATGCATGCACCTCGTTTGCGCTCTATTGAGTTAGCAGCTATGGAACTTGGACTAACTAGAGAGCAAACTGCAGAGCTTATGCTTCAAAAGGATGCAGTGTTTCAAATTCAGCAAGCGGCTGCGCAAGCTTTCGAAACAAGCTTTCAAGGAAACTTAGCATCTTTAATAAAAGGAGAGGAAAGTAGTATTAGTGATGCAATGGTAGCAATTGCACAATCGACTCTTGGAGCAGTAGCAGATACTTTAGCTCAGCAAGCAACAGAAGGTCTAATGGAAGGCCTCTTTGGAGTAAAAGAGGATACACCTGAAGAAAGAATTAAGATGGGTATGTTAGAAGCTGCTGAAGCTCATGGCCAAATTATACGAGCCGCAGTAACAGGAGAAAATGTAAGCCCTCTTGATGCGATAACAGGTAAAGATAGTGGTGGAACAGACGGAGGAGGAGAGAAAAAAGGTATTATGGAAAAACTTTTTGGAACTCCAAAAGCTGCTACTATTGGTTCTGGTCCTGGTCCACAACTTGGAGGTAACACAACTGCAAAAGTAGGAGGAAGTATACCTATTTTTCTAGATAAATTTAGCGCTATTTTTGATAATAATGCTAAAGGTGGCTTCGTGGAAAAATTAGGTGCAGCTTTTAGCGCGGGCGGTGATATATTCTCAGATTTATTTGGGTCTTTGGGCGATATATTTGGGCAGCTATTTGGAGGCGCCGGAGGAGCAGGCGGTATTATGTCCTTCTTTGGGTTTGCAAATGGAGGAATAGCAAAAGGAGGTTTTAGATCCGCAGCCTATGCAAGCGGAGGTATAGCACGTAAACCTACTGTTGGTCTTATAGGAGAAGGAAAATTTGATGAAGCAGTAGTTCCTCTTCCTGATGGAAAATCTATTCCTGTCTCTATGCCCGGCGGAGGAATGCAACAAAATAATGTAACTGTAAATGTTGCAGTAGACTCCGACGGAAATGGATCTACAGAAGTAGAGTCAGGACAACAAGGAGCAGATTTAGGACGAATGATTGCTGCAGCAGTTCAATCAGAATTAATAAATCAAAAACGGGCTGGCGGCATTCTTAATCCAATGGGAGTATCCTAATGGCAGAATTTACAATGACAATTCCTGCAGACTCAATTTCTACAACTGTAAAAACAACTGCAGAAGCTGCCACAAGTCAAGCAATAGTTTCTGTTGCTACAGTTAGTGCATTTTCAGTAGGCGATAAAGTATCAGGAACGAATGTTCCTTCTAGCTCAACAATAAGTTCTATCGATACTGCAAATAAAAGAATTACTTTAAATAATAATATAACTACTGCTATTGCAAATACTACTACTCTTACTATAACTCATCCGCCTTCTGATTTAAAAGTTACTGTCGATCGAGGACTAAATAAAAAGACAAAACAACGAATACTTACAGCACAATTTGGAGACGGGTATTCTCAGAGAGTACGACATGGAATAAATCCAAAAGATGATATATTTAGAGTAACTTTTAAAAATCGTTCTAGCGGGGAAATAAATAGACTAGCTAAATTTTTTGATAGTTTTGCTGCAAAAGCTTTTCCCTTTACAGTCACTGACTACGATGGAGAAACTCAAATGAAAGTAGTTTGCGAGGAATACAGTGTTTCATACATACAAACAACTGTTCATAATCTTTCTGCAACCTTCAAAAGAGTGTATGAACCCTAATGACAGATGTAATAGATACAGTACAGCTAAATGAAATAGCGGATCCTATATTAGAGCTTTTTGATATTACTCTTCCAGGACACCCAAAAAGTGCAAATGATACTACAGGAACTTTTCATTTATTTCCAGGGTTAGAGCAGGGAGGAAATGCAACCGTAACTTTTGATGGAAATGACTACTTTTCTATCCCTATCCAAATTACCGGACAAGAAGTAGCTTCTTCAGGAGCAATTGCCAGACCTACTCTTGCTATAGCAAATATTCCTGCCTTGACAAAAACAGCAGATAGTAGTGAAATAGTTGGTGTTCAAGCAATTAGAAATAATTCAGGTTTAACTCTTCCTTTTGAAACAAACGATGATTTAATCGGAACAAAGATTGTATATAGAAGAGCTTTTGAGTCTGCATTAGATACCACTAATCCTCCGGAATTTCCTAGTCAAACTTATTTTATTGATAGAGTTGCTTCTGAAAATAATATCGTTGCAACTTTTGAACTAGCATCTCCGATGGATATAGAGGGTATAACGATACCTGCAAGAAGAATTATAGGAAAATACTGTTCTTGGCAATATCAAGGTAAAGCACTAGGTTTTGGAGGAGGATGCAGTTGGAACTTTACTGCGGCAGACCAAGGGGGATATATTGACAAGGACAATAATAGAATAACAGGAATTTTAGGAAACTGGGCCAGTACTTCTGGAGGAACTTATAGTGTAAATGATAAAGTATTTACAGAAGAAACCGAAGGAGAGCAAAGACAGATTTGGCAAACTATAATTCCTCACGCTCATGGAGCAAAAGACCCTAGAATATTTGGAAGATATTGGAAAAGAATAGATGTATGTGGAAAAGTTTTAGACTCTTGTAAGATAAGATTCCAAAAGTATATAAAAAATTTCACAGCAGTAGCTTCAGCTAGTGGAGATACCACAAAAACTACTATTACTTTTGTAAATGCTCATCAATTCCAAGTAGGAGATGAAGTTATTATTTATGTAACTCAAAATGATAATTTACGTACCGCCCTATCAGGAACAAAAACAATTTCGGCAATAACTACTAATACTATAACTATAGACAGTACGGATATTAGCGCTGCCAATTCATTAAGTAGTGCGGATAAATGGGTAGAAGATGCAGATTTTAATAAACAAAGGCATTTACCTTTTGGAGGATTCCCAGGATCAAAGCAGTTTCGATGATTGAAGAAATACAAAAACATTTTGAAAAAGAGTACCCTAGAGAAGCTTGTGGCGTAATCGGTATTGTAAAAGGTAAAAGACAGTGGTTTCCTTGTGAAAATTTAGCAAAAGGAACAGAAAATTTTATATTGTCATCAAAAGACTACTTAAATATAAAAAGTAAGGCAGATATTTTAGGAATTATTCATAATCATCCAGATGCATCGAACGAAGCATCAGAACATGATATAAATTGTTGTAATGCTTTAGGAATACCTTACTACATTTTTAGTTATCCGGATATGGAACTAAATATAGTAGAACCGAAAAAAAGAGCATATCCTTTAATAGGTAGAGAGTATGAGTTTGGAATAAGAGATTGCTTTGAAGCACTGAGAGACTGGCTAGAAAAAGAAAACATATTTATTCCCCCAAGAGAGCCCTTTGAGGATGATTGGTGGAATAATAATTTAGATTATTTTACAGAAGAAAATATTAAAAATTGGAATCATAAAAAAGTGGATTCCCCCGAAAAAAATGATGTTTTAATATTTAAAATTAGAGAAAAAGTTGCAAATCATTGCGGCGTATATTTAGGAAATGATATTTTTTTTCATCATGCAGAAAATCGATTATCATGTAGAGAAAACTTATACCCTTTTTGGATACAGCATTTAGTAGGAATTTATCGTTATGTTGCGTAAAGTATATTTAGAAGGTGAAATAGCAGACAGGTTTGGCTCAGAATTTGAAATAGAGGCAGACTCTTTTGCTGATGTTATGTCTTGTTTAAATGCAAACTTTGATGATTTTCGTCAATACATTACAGAATGCTATGAAAAAGGTATAGGTTTTATCTGTCAAGTAAATGGTAAAGGTATTCAAAAAGAAGAAGAACTTCTTCTTAACTATAAAGAAGGAGATATGATTATTTCTGCAATGCCTATGGGTAGTAAAGGGGGCATTGGAAAAATAATTGCAGCAGTGGTTATTGCAGTTATTTTGCTGACCCCTGGACTACGAGAAGCTTTCTTGCTTGGATCTGGGCCCGGTGCCGCAACAGCAACTTTAACTGGCTTCGGTA